CAGCACCGACACGGACGAAGTGATCGCGCACGAGCTAACAGTCCCGAAGCCGCACGGCGACTCTCGCGAGACGCGCCGCGATTCGATCGAGGATGATCTCCTCGCCATGTTCGGCCCCCTGATCGAATCGCTCGGCTTGGGCAAGTTCCTAAAGCGCATGGGCAACTCGATCACGAAACAGCAAGCCAACTACCTCAAACGCGTGGCGAACGTTCCCGTGTCGAGCGTCGCGCCGGCCGCGCGCCTCGAACAGTTCCGACAGGAGAACCTCTCGCTGATTCGATCGCTCGGGCAGGACCAGATCCAGCAAGTCGGAGACATACTCCGCCCCGCGCAAGCTCAGGGCCTCCGTTGGGAGGACGTTGCGGATCAGATCCAAGAACGCTTGGACGTGGGCGCGTCGCGAGCGCGTCTAATCGCGCGCGACCAGACCAACAAGTGGAACGGCGCGATGCAACTGCAAACGCAGACTGACGCGGGCATCGTGTCCTACCGCTGGGTCACGGCCGGCGACATGGCCGTGCGCGGGCGCCCGGGTGGCGTGTACGCGAAGTCGAAAGAAGACCACTGGGCGCTGAACAATACGATCCAGCGCTGGGACACGCCTCCCACGATCCCGGGCACGAGTGTGCAGAGTCACCCCGGCCAGCGTATCCAATGCCGTTGCCAAGCCGTTCCGGTGGTGCCGTGGCTAGAGGATGGCACGTGACTGATACGAGCCTAGCTGACGCGCAACATGAGGCCGCGCACGTGGTCGTAGGTGTTTGCGTGGGACTCCGTTTCATCGAAGCCACGTTGGAACACACGATCGGACCTCGCGGTGAGAAGTGGCTCGGCTACACGTGTTTCCACGAGGGGACGCGCGGGCAAATGGCGCTCATGACGGCCGCTGGGATCGTATGGGAGCGCAAATGCGGCGATCTTGTTCACGCCCAAAGCGACTTGCATCTGATTCGTTCAGAGAGCGGCGTGAAGACGAACCGCGAGCTTCGAGCGTATGAGCTCGCGGCGTGGGCGATCCTCGCGATGCGCCCCGGGGTTCACTCCCGTGTCACACGTGCCTTGCTCGAGGGACCGATCAAGGGGCGCGAGCTCCGCGCGCTTTTTCGGCCGCGATGATCAGCATCCCTCGCCGCGGTGGTAGTCCGCCGCGAGTGCGTTGAATTCGCGCCGCTCGGCCGCCGCAAGGCGCAACGCATACGAGATCGCCGCACTTGCAGCCCGCTCGGCCGCGCATCGCTTCGACGAACCCGAAAACTTGTTGGACCACGTACCGCGCACGCGACCGCGCTTCGTGTTCGCGATGAGTTTCGGGGCAGGGGCGCCGCTGGACTGGCTGACGACGGCCACGTGTTCATATTTGCCCCAGCAATTCTGAGGCATCTTCGCGGCCGAGCGGACGACGTAGTAATCGGTTGAGGGCGTTTGGGCGACGAGTTCGATCGACGACATGTCATCAATCTAACGCCGGCTTCTAGGCGCGAAAGTGGCGCAAATGTTCAGGGCTTGACGCCTGTTCAGTGATCGATCATGCTTATCGTGTGAGCACCGTTCTCCGATACGACCGATCAACGGTCCGAGCCGATCGCCAGCGCCTTTCGACGGGCGCGATCAGGCTCACCGGCGAACTGACGAAGTCCGGCGTGTTCGAGTATCAGGACGCCGCGGGCCAGAAGTTCCGCGAGTGGCGCCCGCCCGAGGAAGTCTCGAAGGCCGACTCGGTCGCGACGATCGAAGACCTCCCGGTCACGATCGGCCACCCGCGCGGCGGCGTGCAAAGCGAGTCCTTCTCGCGGCTCGCCGTTGGACACGCGCGCGGCGCGACGGTCGCGAAGCGCGGCGACGGAGCCGACGTGCTCGTCCGCGGTACTTACATCGTCGCGCGCAAGGACGCCGTGGACGGCGTGAGCACGGACAAGCTCACTGACTCGAGCATGGGCTACGCGTGCCGCATCGAGAACACGCCCGGCACGACTCCCGACGGCCAGCGATACGATCGCATCCAGCGGGACATCATCTACAACCACGTCGCGTTGCTGCCCCCGGGCGAGGCCCGCTTGGGCACGCGGCTCGACGGCAACGATCACGCCCTCCGCCTCGACGCGGCAGGGAATCAAATCGCATTCGAGGATCAGGAGAGGCACACCCCCATGAAGGTCACGATCAAGCAGGACGGCAAGGATCGCGAAGTCGAGCGCGGCTCGGACGAGCACATCGCGTTTCTCGAAGCGCAGAGCGCGGCGAACGCGGCGCGCGCGGACGCGAACACGGAGGAGCTCACGGCGCTCCGCGCGGACGCGGCCAAGGCTGCGCGCGCTTCGCTCGAGGAGACCGCCCGCGGCGTCCTCGGCAAGTCCGAGAAGTTCGACGGCATCACGGATCGCCAGATCCGCGAAAAGGTGATCGCGAAGCGCCTCCCCGCCGTCAAGTGCGACGGCAAGAGCGAGGTCGAAGTCTCCGCGTTCTACGAGGCGGCCGTGTCCGTCTCGGCCGGCGCGCCCTCGCCCAAGCCGCGCGGCTCGCAGTCGCTCGTGAACGCGCTCGGCGGCGCGCGCAATGACGCCGCCGACCCGAGGGCGAGCGACGACGACGAGGACGACGCCGAGCCCGGTTACGTCAAGAAAGCGAACGACACGCGCAAGAAGGCCGATTCCGCGTGGTGCCGCACCGACTCGAAGGAGAGCAACTGATGTCCCAGACCAGCATGCACCGCTACATGGATCCGGCCGTGCCGGGCCTCGTGGCGAGCCCGCAATACCTCAACACCGTTCTCGGCGGTCTGCTCGCGCCGAGCGCGGGGATTTCGGCCGGCACCTTCGCGTCGCGCGACTCCGGCGATCTCGTCAAGGCCCCGACCGTGGACACGGACGTGACCGCGCATGGCCTCGGGTTCGTGATCGCGGACCAGAGCAAGGCCACGAACGACGGCACGGGTACCCCGACGTACAAGTCCGGCGAGGATTGCCCTGTGTTCGCGCACGGCCCGGGGATCTGGGCGCTCTGTGCGGAGGACATGAGCATCGATGATCCAGTGTACGTGATCACGGCCTCAACCAATCGCGGCCTGATTCGCAACGACGCGGACACGGGCAACGCGACGCTCCTCGCGGGCGCGCGCGTCCGTCGCGTCGCGACGATGTTCGACGGTCGCAAACTCGCGCTCCTCGATCTCGAGGCCTCGAGCGTTGCCGGCCCGCAAGGTCCGACCGGTCCGACCGGCCCCACTGGCCCGACCGGCCCCTGATTCTGAGCAAGGAAAACAAGAGCATGTCCAAGATCATCGAAATCAGCAGGGCCGACGGACTCGCGGCCGAACGCTATCTCGCCAGCGACGTGAGCGAGGCGGGCATCTGCGGCGTTCGCCGGATCTGCGAGGATCGGCGCGACGGTTACTGGCAAGCCCACCAGATGCAGCTCATGCAGCTGGGCTTCATGGCGAACCGCGCGGACGCGGACGGCGATACGCTGTACCTCGCCCGCGACCTCGAGCAGGTTTCCGCCGAGACGCTGGACGTTCTGCGCTTCCCGCTGATCGGCCGCCAGGTCCTGCCGTTCGTGAACGAGCTCACGCCCGGCGCGGATACGTGGGCTTACGACATGTATAATGTCGCGAGCAAGGCCGAGTGGATCTCGAACTGGGCGACGATCGTCGGCAACACGGGCGCGGGGAAGACGCGCGTCTCGCTCCGCCCGCGGTACTTCGGGAACAGCTATCAGTACACGATGGCCGATCTCGAGCGCGCGGCCATGGCGCGCGGCAAGCTCGCGAGCAACCGCGCGCTGGACGCGGAGGAAGCCCGCGGCTGCCGTCTCGGACACGAGCAGTTCCTCGACACGCTCGTGTGGGACGGCGATGCGTCGCGCAACATGCCCGGTCTCCCGGGCATCCTCGAAGCGGCCGGTTTCTCGATCGGCGACTTCGCGGACATCAGCACGGCCAAGGGCGCGGAGGTTCAGGTCCCGTATCTCCGCCCGTCGCATAAGCTCTACACGAGCGGCGCGTTCACGGGCACGGGCCCGCAAGTCGTCGAGGCTCTCACCGAGCTCGTTCTCTCGATCGGCCTGAACACCGGCGGCGGCGTGAAGGCGAACAAGGTTCTCCTCCCGCTGTCGTTCCAGATCCGGATGCGTCAGCCCTACTCGAACTCGATCCTCGACGGCAAGACGATCGAGAAGGTGTTCCTCGACAACAACCCGGGCGTCACGATCGATTACGTCTACCCGCTGGACAGCAAGAGCGCCGTGAGCGGCAGCCCCGGCGGGCGCGCTATGGCGATGTTCCAGGCGCCACAGACGGCGAAGTTCGTCCTCGCCTACGATTTCAAGGAACTCCCGGTTCAGGTTACGGGCATGGCGTACACGATCCCCACGATCGCCTTCGTCCTCGGTGTCGTTTCGCAGCGCCCGCTGCAAATGGCGCAGATGGATCTGGACGACGAGACGAACGCCTGATCATGGCCGAATTCCTGGTCAAGCGCACGGGTCCGGCCCGCGTTACGTTGGTCATTCCAACGGACAAGGGCCGGGCGTGTGTGCACCTCACGCCCGAGAAACACGGGGCCGGCCGGCGTCTGTCGGTCCCGGACGAGCACGCGGACAAGATCGATCCGCGGCACGCGCGACACCTCGTGCGCCTGAACAAGCCCGCGCCCGCTGACGACGAGCCGGAACTCGACGTGGAAGAGCACCCCACGACACCGGCAACTCCCGATTCGATTCGCCACGCCGCCAAGATCGAGGTCTGACCAGTGGACGTGACGGCGTTTCTCGTGCGCGCGCCCGAGTTCGTCACGTTCCGATCGAACGCGGTGAACGGTGACGCGCGGATCCAAGCGGCGATCGACGACGCGACCGCGCGCACGGACTCGAGCGTGTTTGGCGTGGACACCGAGGCAGCGATCTTCTACCTCGCCGCGCATTTGCTCGTGGCGAGCCCGTCGGGCAAGGACTCGCGCCTCAAGGGCGAGGGTTTCCAGTCGCTGTATCTCGAGGAGCGGCAACGCCTCGAAGCACTCCACGCGCCTGTTCTCGGTGCCGCGATCAGCGGATCGGGATGTTCGTCCGGAGACTGGTTCTCGTGGTGACAGTCAAGGACACGGACAACGGCTTGAAGGCGCTCAAGGCACGCCTCAAGGCCGGCATCCCGGCGGGCCGCGTGGGCGTGTACGGCGACCTTGCAGCCCAGAAGCATAAGGACGGCAACGGCGCGACAGTCGGTCAGATCGCAGCCGCGCATGAGTTTGGCCTCGGGACGGCGCCCATGCGCCCCTGGATGCGCGGCACGCTCGAGGCCCACAAGGACCAGATCGCGCACGGCTTGACCAAGATCGTGGCCGCGCAGATCACGAACGAAGGCAACCCCTCGCAGATGATGCAGCAGCTCGTCCTAGCAATGGCGGGATGGTGCAAGCAAACGATCGTCGCGGGCGTCGCGCCGGCACTCGGCACCGTGAGCGAGGGCGCGAAGCGCTATCTCAAAAAGAAGCTCGAACGCTATCCCGGCGCGACCACGGCGCTGATCGCGAGCGGTCAGTTTCTGAGCTCGATCGCAGGCGAGGTCGAGAAGTGATCGAGTGGACGGCATTCGAGACGGGCTTCGCGGCGCTGCTGCAAACGCTCTCCGGCGTGCCGGCTAACGTGGCGAACGCGCGTGACAACGGCCTCAAGTTCACGTTCCCCGCGGGCGCGCCTTATCCCGAGCCAGGCACCACGGACGTTGGACAGGTCGCGCTCAACTTCTCGATCGTGAGCGAGGCGACGTGGGGCCGCGACGAACACCGCGAGACGTACGATCCCGACGTGCAACCCCCCGGCGACACGTACTCCGGCCCGGGTGCGCCGCTTGGGTCGATCATCGAATCAGTCAACGGCAACCGCGAGCTCGTGATCCAAGTCACGTGCGATCGCTTCGACCAAAGCACGCCCGCGTTTGCGACGTTGCAGAAGGTCCGCGACAAGCTCTGGCTTCCGAGCGCGCGCGCGGCGTGTAAAGCACTCGGGATCGCGGTGTCGAAGTCGCGCCCGATCATGCGCGTGGACGGTGAGATCGACGGGCGCGCCGTGTCCCGATACGTGTTCGAGATTGTGGCGAACACGATGAGCAACGCGAGCGATACGCCGATCACGACGATCGAGCGCGTAAACCCGTCCGTTTCTGGCACTACGTGACATCCGTTCAGTGCCGCGCTACCATCTAGGAAGGTCCCCATGAGCCTGAACGATTTCAGCACGATCACGGTTTCCACGAGCGCGCCCTCTCTGACTCAGGTCGGTTTCGGCACGCTCGGGATCATGTCGTATCACACGAACTACACGGACCACACCCGTGTTTACGATCGGGCGTCGTGGAACACGCAGATGGTCACCGACGGTTTCGCGACCAACGGCGCGGCCTACGTCGCGATGCAAGTGGCGTTCTCGCAGAACCCCTCGGTGCAGAAGGTCAAGCTTTTGCGCGCCGAGCACGAGGCGACGGTTACGGTCAAGTTCTTCCCGACCGTGGCGAACTCGACGGAGTACGCCGCTACTCTCGAGCTCGAGGGTAAGAGCCCCGTCACGATCTCGTATACGTCCGACTCGAGCGCGACGGCAGCCGAGATCACGGCCGGTCTCAAGGCGGCGATTGACGCGCTGAATTCGACGGGTGAAGCGCTCGACGGCGTGACCGCCACGCAAACCGACACGAATACCAAGCTGCAAGTAGCGGCTCCCGCCGGCATGGCCCTTTGGTTCTCCGGGTGGCGCAACGATCGAATGACGTTCATCGACCTCACGGCTGACCCCGGGATCGCCGCGGACATCGCGGCCGTACGTGCCGTGGATGATGACTGGTACGCGTTCGGCCTCGCGGACACGAACAGCGTCGCCGCTTCGACGGTTGCCGCCGCGCAGATCGAGGCCATGACGAAGATTTTCGGCACGAACACGTCGGACACGAACGCGTACGACCTCGCGACCACGACGGATATCGGCAGCGTGCTCGCGTCGAATTCGTACCAGCGATCGTTCGCGCTGTTCGACCTCGACACGACGAAGGGTTTCAGCGGGATCGCGTCGTGCGCGAACCTGCTCCCGTTCGATCCCGGAACGGGCCCGTTCGCGGGCGGCGTGCTCAACGGGCGCACGCTCGGCGGTGTCACGGCGGATGCGCTCACGCCCACGCAACACGATAACCTCCGCACCAAGGGCTACTCGATCTACATCACGACGGCCGGGATCAATCACGTGCTCGGCGGTGAAGCCGGCTCGGGTGAGTGGATCGACTTCACGCGATTCGTGGACTGGTTCACGACGCGCCTGCAAGAACGCCTTGCGCAGTTGCAGTTCAACAACCGTCGTATCCCCTTCACGGACCGCGGGATCTCGCAGGTCTACAGCGTGCTTCGCGGGATGATCGCCTCCGGGCTCGCGTCCGGCGGCATCGCGGAAAAGAACGTGGACGGGATCAGCCCGTACGATCAAATCACGGTCCCCGCGCTCGCGGACACGACCGTCCAGGATCGCGGCGATCGCGTCCTGAACGGGTGCGCGCTGGCGTTCGAGTATTCCGGCGCGATCCAAAAGGTCGGCGTTTCGGTCACGATCACGGAGTGAGGTAAAGGCACCATGGCACTGAACGAATACGATCCCGATCTCGTGGACGTGGTGGTCGATGTCGCCACCATGAGCGGCTTTCAGGAGGACTCGATCTGCGAGTTCGAGTACGACGACGAGTTCTACGAGATCGTCAAGGGCGTGGACGGCGACGTGTCGCGCAGCCGCAAGGTTTGCCGCACGGGCAAGCTCACGATCCACCTCTTGAACACGAGCAAGTCGAATGCCGTGCTCACTGCGCTCATGTCGTTCGGCTTCACGAGCGGCAACGGTACGGCTGACGTGTTCACGGTTCTCATCCGGGACCGTAACGGCGCGTCTCTCGTGTCGTGCGAGAAGTGCTGGATCCAGAAGGCGCCCGGCATCGCGCACGCCGACAAAGCGCAGCCTCGCGATTGGGTGATCGCGTTGGAGAAACCGATCCTCGTAGAAACGGGCGTTTGATATGGCGGCCGAGAAGAAAGTTCTCACGATCGGCAGCGTTACGTACGTCATGCGTCACGCGCCGGCTAGCACGGCGCTCCGCGCGGCGGCGACGCTGGCTAACGGGCTGGCCCCGTTGATCAACGGCTATCGCCGTGCGTCCGGCGGCGACGCGAGTAAGGTCATGCTCGGGGTCGCGGAGGCGCTTTCGGACCCCGGCCTCGCTGCGAACGTCGAAGCGCTCTGCAACGCGTTCAGCCCCTACACGCAGGTCATTTGGCGGGACGAAAAAGGCGAGGAGCGCTCGCGCGATCTCGGTGGCGAGCGTGGGATCTTCGACGAGCATTTCGCCGGGCGGATCGACGCGCTCATGACGTGGCTACGAACCGCAGTGGAGTACGACCTCGGCGGTTTTTTAGCCGAAGCCAAGGCGAAGCTAGCGGCGATGAGACCCCCAAGCGCAAGCGAGGCGGGATCAAAATCCGAATCCCCGCCGGCTGCCGCGAAGACTGGCTGATCTGGGAAGTCATGATCTCGGATCTATTCCGGGGTCATACGTACGATCAAATCGACGCGTGGCCTCTTGATCGCGTGCTCGCGGCGAAGGACATCATCGACGAAGTAGCACGGGCGCAACGGCAGGCAATCGATCGCGCAGAGCGCGAGGCAAGGGCGCGTCATGGCTGACGAAGGCGAAGCGTTACGCACGGTAGTCGTCCGCTTCAAGGCGGACGTTGAAGGGGATGAGTCCCTCGAGCATATCAGCGAGGGCGCGGACCACGCGAAGGAGCACGTCAAGGAAGCGGGCGAGCACGCGGAGAAAACCAAGGGCTTCTTTTCTGAGCTCGGAGAGACGCTCACAGGCGTCGCGGCCGTGTTCGGAGCAAGCGAACTCTTGCACGGGATCCGCGAGACGACGGAGAGCCTCGAACAGCTAGCGCATCTGTCCGAGCAGACCGGGATCGCGACGGAGAAACTCGAGTTCTACGGCTTCGTCGTCGGCCAGGTCGGCGGGGACGTGGGTGACTTCCGCATGCAGCTTTCGTCGCTGCAACGCGCGCTCTCGAGCACCGAAAGCGCGACCGCGCCGCAGACCGCCGCGCTCAAGAAGCTAGGGATCGAAACCTCGGGCCTGAAAGACGGCTCCGAGGACATGAACACGATCCTCCCTCAGATTTTCGAGAACTTTGGCAAGCTCAAGAATCCCGCGGAAGAGGCGGCCGTCGCAACGCGCTTGTTCGGGCGCTCGGGCCTCGCGTTGCTTCCCGTGCTTCGCGAGGGAGCGAAAGGCTTCGAGGAGTACCGCCAGAAGTTCGAGGAGACGGGCGGGGCCACACCGCAAGAATCGATCGAGCGCGCCAAGGAATACGAGCGCGCGATCAAGCTCATGAACGCGGCGTTTGGCGATCTCAAAACGCACCTCGTGACCGGCGTGCTTCCCGCTCTCACGCACGCGACGGAATGGGTTACGAGCTTCACGTCGAATCTCGGTCATTTCCTCAAAGGGACGACCGCAAGTGAGCATGCTGTGTTTGCACTCGCTGCCGCATTCGCGGGGCCCTTGTTCGCGGCGCTGAAACCCTTTCTTCTGCCCGGCCTCAAGTTCTTAGCGATCTATGCGGCCGTTGACGACGTGCTCGCTTTTCTCGAGGGTAAGGACTCGCTGCTAGGGCGCGCGCTGGACGGGGTGTTTGGGAGCGGCACGGCCGATAAGGTTCGTGCGTGGGTGCTCGACGCAAAGAACGCTTTCCTGGACTTCCAAGGCAGTGCGCAAGCGACGTTCGAGGCGCTCAACTCGAGTCAGAGCACGTTCACCGAAAAAGCGCTCGCGTCGTTCGTGGCGTTCATGCGCGACGCATCCAACGGCTTCCCGGTGCTAGGCGCGTCGTGGAAGATGAATCTCGATGGTATGGCGGCGTCGCTCGTGGAGTTCATTGCGGACGCGCTCGACAAGTGGAACACACTCGTGCAAGGGATCAAGATCCCGCCCGCGATCACGGCGCTGGCGAGTCTGATCCCCGGTGCGGGCCCGGCTCTCGCGGCTGCAGCGGCAGCGGCCCCCGCGGCTGCAGTGAACACGGCGGACTTGCGCGCTACGGCCGGCGGGCTCCGACAAGATCAGGCCGATCGCGCGGCAGAAGTTGGCGCGGGTTTGCGGGGGATCAAGAGCAACGTATTCGGTACGGCCGCGGGCGGCGACGTGGCGCGCCAACTTAGCCGCGAGCAAGCGGCGCAAGGACCCGCGGCGCGTACAGCTGCAACGCTCACCGGGGATCAGGCAAAGGCCGGCGAGGCCGCGCAGCAATTCGCCGTTCTTGGCGCGGCTCATGCGGCCGGAATCAGCGCGAACGTTACGAATAATAACGACGTGAAAGTGAATCTCCCCCCGGGCACAAGTAAGGATTCCGAGCTAGCGAAGATGGTCGGCAAGGCCGTAGCGGACGCGCTTGCCGCGAACAACCGAACGGCGTTGCAGCAGATCACGCAACGCGGAACCATTCTCGGAGCGGGCAAATGAGCGACGCACGAACCAAAGACGATCTCTGTTACGTCGAGTGGACGATCGGCGCTCGAGTCGAACGCATTTATGCGGACGCCTGGCTAAGCGAACAGATCAGCGCCACGGCCACGATCACGGTTCACGCCGTGGAAACGGGCGCGAAGATTACAGACCATTACCTCCCCGATCAGCTCACGGCCAAGGCGAGCCTGTTCATTTCGGGGAGTCCGATTCGCGGGGACCTCGATCCGGACTTCGTCGGGCAGCGGCAGAGTTTCCCGTTTCAGCGACCGAACTACCCCAATAACACGCCTCTTCTCTCGAGCGGAGGTCTGATCAATGCTGCGGAGAACGGCATCGGTGCGGGGCTCGCGGCGATCGGGCTCGGCAGCAAGGACCCGCTCCCGGACAAGTTGACGGTCCTCGCATTCAATCAAGATCCGCGTGGGCGCTTGCGCAAGGTGTACGAGCAACTTCTTGCGCTCCGCCAAAGCGCCACGCTCGTGAACGTCGGGTTCTCCGTCGGGCGCGTGGAGAACTTAGGCATGAGCTCGATCGTGCTCGGGCGCACGTCCGACGACGGAGACTCCGGGACGATCGAGCTCGAATTCCAGCAAATGAATTTCGTGTCCACGCAAAGCACGGCCGCGCTTCCAACGCCGATCGAGCCTCGCGCACGCCCGAAAGGCGAATCCTTCACGGTGTCTGCGAAGGACGCGACGGCAAATCAGAAGAGTTTGGCGGCGGGCGGTTTTGATTCCGCAAAATCCGGGCTAGGCTTGTAGCATGCAAACGATCACGGTCGGCGTCACGGACCTCGCGCATTTCGATCAGCGCGTGGAACTCGACGGCGTGGTCTACATCCTCACGCTCCACTGGAACGAGCGCATGAATCTTTGGATGCTCGACGTGGGTCTGCCGGGGGCGGACGCTTCCGTTTGCGGCGTGACATGCGTCGCGAATCGTTTCTTGTTCAGGCGCTACCACTATCGCGACGGCGTGCCGCCGGGGGAGCTCATGGCGTTGGACCCGACGCTCATGCTCGACGGTCCGGGGTTCGACTGGTCTGGATTCGATCTCTGCTACTTCACTGCGGGCGAGGTCGCCAGCGGGGTGATCGCATGAGTTCGTCCGTTCTCAAGAACCGCAAGCTTTCGCTCGTGGTCGATACGATTAGCATCGACGGCGTGACGAGCCCCGGCTTACGCGTTACCGCCAAGGTTACGCGCTCGCTCAAAGTCACTGCGAATAGCGCGGTCGTTACGATCTACAATATCAGCGACGAGCACAAGCATGCGCTTACCAAGGTCGAGACGCCGAACGTCGCGCTTACCGCCGGCTACGAAAACCAACTAACCCGGATCTTCGTCGGGCAGGCCGTCCACGTCAAACACGAGAAGATCGTCGAAGACGGCGACGTGACCACCACGGTCATGACCACGGATAGCGGACTGAATCAGCAACTAAAGCACGTCAAAAAGACGTTCCCGAAAGGGGTCAAGGCTGGTGACGTGCTGGTCGAGATCGTGAAAGCGCTTGGGATCAAGACGGGGAACCTGAACACTGCGAAAGCGAAGCTGAACGCGGGCAAGGGCGCGACGATCTACGTCGAGGGGACGAGCCTTTCGGGGAACGCCTCTAACGAGCTCACGGCGCTATGTCGATCGTGCGGGTTCGAGTGGTCGATCCAAGACGGGGCCCTACAAATCCTGGACGTTGGCAAGGCCCTCGACTCGGAGGCGATCGTTCTCGATTCCTCGCTCCTGATCGGAACGCCGTCGATCTCGAACAAGGGGATCGTAGAGTTCATGACGTTCCTACAGAAGGATTTCACGCCCGGCCGACAGGTGCAGATCGCGCACCCGTTCGTGTCGGGCGTGTTCCGTTTGGAGAAGTGTGAATACGATCTTGATTCGTACGCAGAACAGTGGACGGTTAGGGGCGAGGCGCGGAGGGCGGTGAAGTGAACGAGCGCATCATTCTCTCGCGCGCGGCCCGCGCCTCGGAGAAACCCATGCACGCGCGGTGCATGGTATCCTCCCGTGAGCATTCCTCGCCTAGCGCGAATGCGTACGCCAGGGCTTCCGCGATCGTAACGCTGCCGTTGGCGACTAGCGCCTCGACTCGCGAGAGTTCCTTCACGCAACGCTCACGAGCGAACACCGCCGGCCGCCTTTCGGAGTCCAGAGCCAAGTGCACGCGTCAGCACGGCACGCGCCGCCTTCGAGCGCGACGGTCCGATCTCGTCCAGCGTCGCGATGATGTGCGCTGGTACGCGGACCACGAGCGTCGCCATGGGCTCGACTTCGGGTGTGCTCGAGGGCGGAGGCGGAGCGGGCATGGTCTCCGCATGCGCAGCGCGCTCCGTGCTCGCGCGGATCGCTTCGTATGCGCCGCTTTCCAGGCGCTTGACGAGGCCGTGCTTGTGGAGCGCGATCAGGGGCCGGCGGTACAGGGCCGCGTGCGCAGCGTCGATCGCTCCGCGCTCCACGAGCTCATACACGGCGCGTTCAGCGGGGCCAAGGCGGGAGGAGTTAGTCATTTTTTGATTTCCTTTTTGCGCGCCGCAAGTGCGGTCACGTGCCGAGATCATAAACAGGATCATATACCAGTCAACGCGGCAAGTTTCCGCGCTCGAACTTGTCACATGAGGCAAACATGACCGATTTTGGATCCCCCGATCAGGCCGATCTACTTCGTGAAGTTGTGGAGAGCGGGAAGCTCGACTTGCATATGTGTCTTCCGGGTATCGTGCAAAGTTACGACGACGCGACGAAGACGTGCAGCGTCGTGCCTGCGGTTCGGAAGCCGATCCCGACTGACCTCGGAGACGTGGTCATGACGGAGCACCCGATCATCCAAAACGTTCCCGTGGCCGTGCTCGGCTCGCCCGCGCTTTCGATCGAATGCGAGCTCGCGAAGGGTGACACCGTTCTGCTCGTGTTCTTCGACTATTCGATCGCGGCTTGGCGCGGGAGCGGACAGGTTTCGGATCCGCCGGACTTCCGCAAGCACTCTCCTGCCTACCCGATCGCTGTCCCCTGGCACCGGCCGAACGGGCGCGCGAGCTCGGACGAGAAGTCCACGATCGGCAAAGCCGGCGGCATGCGCGTGCACTTCAAGGCGAGCACCGTCGAGGTCGGAAGTGGCGGTGACTTTGTAGCGCTCAAGAGCGCCGTCGATGCAATCCAACAGAACTTGGACACGGCCGCGTCATTCGGAACGGCGTGGGGGCCGACAACGCCCGGGAACCTAGCAGCCGTCGGCCCGCAGAAGTCCGCGGCCAATCTCAAGGCGGACCCGACTACATGAGCCTCGACGCGAGCGCGTTGCAGTCCGCGATCTTGTCGTTCCTCGGATCGAAACGTGTGAGCGCTGCCGTTGCGGCAGCGGACTTCGCGGCGCTTTACGACACGTACGCGCAAGGCGCGCAGTTCGGCGCGAGTGCCCCGACGCTGACAGGGTGCAAGGCGTTGTTCGAGACCGCCATGCTCGGTGCGCTGCCCGGGACTCCTGCCTCACTCTCGGCAGCAGTGGCGGCGTATTGGGGTTCTGGCACCGTGCCCGTCGTAGGGCCTGCCGTTGGAGTCGTGAACGGATGCCCTGGGGCGGCTGGGATCGCGGGCGCCCTCGCGTCGATGTTCTTGACGGCGAATACGGCAGCGGTCGCAGCCGCGACGGTCGCAGCGGCCGTGCATGCCGCGACGTTGACGTGTACGGCCACCCTAACGCCTCCGCCCGGCGGGGCCGTCGTTCCGATCGCCTAAACGCCCGTTCAGTGCTACGCTAAGGCGTGGCTACCCCGCAAACGCTCGCCCGCGATCCCTCGACGGGGTACCTGTCACTCGCGGGTGGGACGCTTTCGCTCACGACCACGCTCCGCGACTACTGTCTCGTGGCGATCGGTGAGAAGCTCCGCATGTTCGCGGGCGAGTGGTATCTCGATACGCGCGAGGGGATCCCGTACTTCAAGATCGTATCCACGCGTCCGGATATTCCGTTGCTTCGGTCGCTGTTTCGGCGGGCCGTGCTCGCCGTGCCCGGCGTCGCGGACGTTACGAGCATCGGCCTGAACTTCGACGGTAAGACGCGCACGTTATCCGTCGCGGTGTCGTGCACGCTCACGGATGGCGACGTGATCACGGATGTTCCGTATCTCGTGCCTTGGATCGTAACCGACCTCAGCGGGAGCGGAAACGGATGATGAAAGTCGAGCAAATCGATCGACACGATCACCACGCGCGCGGACGACGCTTCCTCAAGAAGCGCGCATCGCGCGCAGTTCGGCGTGACAAGGACTTTGGCGCGCCTCTGCGGCGCGTGTTCCGGGGCTATTCGCTATGACTGATTTCGGCGTTCAGGACTCGGGCTACGGCACCAAGACGCAAGCCGACATTCTCGACTCGCTCAAGACGCGCGCCAAGGCATCGCCCGCGCTCGGGCCGAACCTCGACTACTCGAGCGCGTCGCCGCTCGGGCAGCTATTCGGGCTGATCGCGGGCGCGCTTGCGGAGTTCGAGGAGTTGAATGCGAGCGTCTATGCGTCGAACGATCCCGAGGCTGCAACGGGCGTGCCGCTCGATAACGTCATGTCAATCACGGGCACGACGCGTCCAGCGGCAGCTCCGTCGCGTTCGCTCTCGCAAACCGTGAACCTGGACGCGGGCGTGACGCTGAACCAGGCGGACGCGCTGATCTACCCAGCCGGCCGCCCCGACGTGGTATTCCAAATGGATCAAGCGTCGGTCACGAATTCGTTGGGCATTGCGGCTGACGTTCCGTGTACGTTCACGTGCCTCACGGATGGCCCGATCAACGTGGACGCGGGCGTGCTCACCGGGATCACTAATCCGATCCTCGGGTGGAATTCGACGACGAACGCAACAGACGTGGTTCCAGGTCGCGACGTGGGCACGAACCAGGAAGCACGGGCGCTTCGCTCCGTCGAGCTCCAAACGCGCGGCGGCTCGACCGTGGGCGCCATTCGCTCGCACGTGAGCGAGATCGACGGCGTGCTTACGGTTTCCGTGCTCGAGAACACGGGCGACGCCCCCGACGCGCGCGGAGTACCGGCGCACTCCTTCGCCGTGGTGCTGGACGACGGTGTCGTCCCGGCTGTCGCGGATGATACGATCGCGCAGACGATCTACGACACGCGACCAGCCGGGATCGCGGGTGACGGCGACACCGCTGGCACGGCGACGGATCCGACCACGGGCGACGAATCCACGGAGGACTTCCGTCGCGTCACTCAGCGCGCGGTCTACATCGTCGGAACGCTCACCGTCTCGTCAAGCTTCCCCGTGGACGGCTTGCAGCAGGTCAAAGACGCGCTCAAGGCACGCGGCGACGGCTACGAGGTAGGCGAGACGGTCGTGGCGTTGTTCTTGCGCGCGGCATGTTTCAACGTCGCGGGCGTGGTTGACGTTCCTACGTTCACGCTCGACTTCCACTCCTTGCCCGTGAACACTGGCAACTTGACGGTCGGGACGTTCGAGCGCGCGACGTTCGACACGAGCCGGATCACGGTGACGACGGTATGAGCTCGTATAGCGTCGTCAATCTTCCCGGTGGCGGGCAAGCGGAAGTCGCGGACACGACGTTGTCTTATGACATTCCGGACGGCACGGTTACGCTTCACCGGAACAAGGCCGCGTCGCGCACGATCGAGCAGTGGAAAACCGATCCCGTCTTCTGTGCTATTCGCGATATCGTTTGCGACGAGATTCAGGAGATCGAAAACCGCTGCTGGGATGTGCTCGCGTCGAAGGACATAGATCGCGCCTTCGGTCAGTCGATCGATCTGCTCGGGCGCATCGTGGGAGAGGCGCGAGACGGGCGCGAGGATCCGAGCTATCGAGCACGTGTCAAAGCGCGCGAGCGTATCAATCGATCGCAAGGCACGACGAACGACGTGCTTGCGATGCTGACGCTGCTCGACGCGGCGAGCTTCAAGATCACGGGTACACCGCCCGCCGCATTCGTTACGACGATGAGCGCGGCGCCTTCCGGCGCGGCGACGGGTACGGAGATGGCCTCGCTGATCAGTGAATGCCGTGCGGCGGGCATCGCCGGCACGCTCACGATGCCAGTGGGCCTCGGCTTCGTTCTGGCCGACAACGTCACGAATACCGTGACGGGCAGCGATTTGGGCGACAACGTCGCGGCAACCGTTGAACTTGCACAACTGCCTGATGTGAGGAGCGCATGACCGATCCCAAGCAACCGAAGTTCGTTCCCGTGGTCGGAGGCGACCTCACCGATACGTCCGTCTATTCCGCACCGGGCGAGTTGTGGGACGGCGTGCTCGCGAAGTACCTGCCGGCGGCTGGTACGTATAGCGCCGGCTTTACGCCTGATATGTCGTGGTTCGGCGCGCAGACGCTGAACGCGATCCTGCAAAACATCGGCATGCACATCGAAGCGCTGGCGGACGGACCGACGTTCGACACGACGCACCCGCTCGCGGATCGTCCAGGCAACGTCGCGGACTACTGCACCACGGCGGGCGACGGCAATCCGAACGTGAACGGGATCACGGACTACCCGCTGATCCAAGCCTCCGACAAGTTCATTCACGCCCAACTAGGTCACAAGAACGGATCCGTGGGCGCGGGCTTCGCGCGGCGCTGGCGACAGAGCTCGCGTACGGGTAACAGCTTCGAGTCCGACCAAACGATTCAAAACCTAACGTCGGCAAACGGTCCGTTCGTGGACTCCGTGAGCGCTGGTGATACCGCGGCCGGCGACGGTAATAACCCCGCCGTGCTCGGGATCGACTCGGTTACGGGCGCCATGATCTCGCTCGGCTCGGGTCGCACGGTCACGCTATCGACGGATTATGGCGATACGTGGTCGGCCGCTACGGCACTGCCAACCGATGCGAACTGGCACTATCCGCTCGTGGCGTGTGCTATCGGATCGCAATGGCTCGTCGTGGATCAAATCGATAGCACTGTCGTGGTCAACCGCGTGGTCTTGAGCGACGATCTCACGGCAGCGACCTGGACAGTGCAAAGCAGCTCCGTCGGCGGGGCTAGCAGCGACTACATCCGGCGGATCACGCACAGCAACGATGTCGCGGTTTTGCTCCCTGGGCACAACACACTATTCGGTTACTGGAGACCAGGTGACACGGCCGTCACGCCGTTTCGTATCACGGCCGCGGACAGCACGCGCAACGGCTGGCGCGGGGCGTGGAACGAGCAGATCGGCCTGTTCTTGGTTGGTAACTTCCAAGGCGATCTCTGGACCTCCGCCGATGGGATCAACTGGACGCAGATCGCGAACAACCAAGCGGGGCTATGCGTGCGCGATATCGTTGCACATGGGCGCGGGTTCGTGATCTCGAATACCGGTGTGACGTGGGCCGTGGATTACTTGGACTTCGATCGGAAGTCACAAGCTCGTCTGCGCAACGTCTACCGGGCGACGAATCAGAGCGTGGGATCGGGCTTCCACCTAGCGAAGCTCGGCGGACGCTGGTACGCGGGTCGTGTTACGGACGTGGTGGTCGCGGGTCCTACTAACTCGTATCGATTGGAATGGATCTACAGCGGCGTGAACGCGTGGGATCGTAATAACAGCGTGGGGCGCTGATCATGGCTACGTCTACCACTAAGGTTCAGCTCGCGATCGCGAACGATGCAATCCCGGGCCTCGTTCCGCGCATCCCCGCCGCGGGCCGTGTGCCCGTGTCCGTCATGTCGGGAGGGAAGCTTTCGATCTCGTGGGAGTTGCCCGGATCGGTGAGCATTGGACCGACAGGACCGACCGGCGCGACCGGGCCCACGGGCGCGAATGGCTTGGTGGGGAACACCGGCCCCACGGGAGCGAACGGCGCTAACGGAGCAACGGGCCCGACCGGCCCCACGGGAGCGAACGGCACGAACGGCACGAACGGAGCCACGGGACCGACGGGGCCGACGGGTCCGATCGGCGGAACAACGGGGCAGATCCTCTGGAACAACGGGGGTAACACCGCCGGAACCACGCACGTAACGACCGACGGCACGAGTCTCGCTTACGACTCGAGCGGTTTCGTCACGTGCGGCGTGGGCGTGGGGACGCCTTATCCCACGGCTGGCTTCCTCCGCTTCGGGTTCCGAAACGTCGCGGGCGGCGGCGTCACGATGATCCGCGCTATCGCGCAAGATGGCGTCACAGAGATCGATATCGCCCGGTGGAACACGACGGACGGCGTGCTTCTGTTCGGCTCGCAGACGGCGGGCATGAAGCAGATTTGGGCTTCTGTTGCGACTAGCGGCATATTTGCCGTACGTATCAACGGCGCGAACTTGTTTACGGTTGACGCCACGAACGGCGTAAATCTCAAACCATCTGGACAGCCAGCGCTGCCGATCACGAACGCGCTCTCCGTTTCGCAAAGCGGCGGAACGCCTTCGACCGTTGCGTGGCTGAACGCGCTAAACAACCCGAGCCCAGCAATCCTCGCGGCGCGCGGCGCGGGTGCGTACGACGTAACGATCATCAATCGGGTCAACGGGTTCGATATAATCTCGCTCGGTGACTCGGCTAACGCTGCGGGCTTCACGTTCGACGTGAAGACGGGCGGATCGTATCAGTGGGGAATCGGCGGCGCCGTCGTCGCCGTGCTCGACGCCACGAACGGCTTGGACATGAGCACCAATCCGATCAAGGGCGTCACCAAGCTCAACGGCGCGCGCCTGGCAACACCGACCGTCGGCACGGACTTGGGAGATGCGTCCGTCACGGTGAACATCTCGGGCGGCGCTAGCTACTACATGCCGGCGAACACGCTCAGTGCCGATCGTATTATCACGATCGGCACCACGGGCGTCCGGTCAGACATTCCCTCCGTCGTGACGTTTATCATCGAAAGTCAGACGGGTCACACGTTGACCTTCAAGGACGACGGAGGGACCGTGCTCGTCACGATCGCAGCCGCTACTGCGAAGGGCGCATATGACTTCGCCTACAACACGACCTCTAGTCACTACCAGCCCGCCGGCTATAAGCCTCTCCAATGAGCATCTATAACGCGTCCGGAGTCATGGCCTCGGGCGGAGGTGGGAACCTTCACGCCGTGTGGCCGCAGTTGCGCGCCGTGAGCGCATACCAAGACGCGAACACGTCCACGGTCACGGGTGCAATCTCATCGCCGAACGCGGGCGATTTGATCCTGGCGTGGGTCTACATGACGAACGCCACGGACGGCGCGGTCCCGACGGCTCCTGCGGGGGAAGGCTGGACTCGTGCCGTTACCGTCGAGGACACCGGCGGGACGAACGCAAATGCTTCGCTCTTCTGGAAGTATTGGGGCGTGAGCGGGAACACGGACAACGCTTCGCCCGTGTTCTCGGGCGGCGGGTCGATGGCTTGCGTTTGCGAGACGTGGAAGAACGTTCGTTCGAGCGGAGCCATTCACGTCACGGCCACGACGCACGGCGCGGGCGGAACGACGGTCACGCCTGCAGACGCCTCGAGCACGGCCGCGGAGCGCGTGAGCGTGAGCGTGTTCATGGGCGGGCAGACGGCCGCGGGTAACATATCCTCGCTCAACGGACCGAACTACGTTCAGACGGCGGCCGGCTCGTCCTACGCCACGACAGCAGGCCCGGATCGCGCCGTCGCCCTCGAGCGAAACGAGAACATCACCCTTTCAGGGAGCGTCGCCGCGAACGGGACCACGGGGACGTTTACGGTTGCAAATACCGCATGGGCGGCGATCACGGTGATTTTGCGGGGACCGTGATCGTGCTATACTCGTGATCATGCTGATCAAGTTCAAGAATTTTCTCTCTCATGCCGGCTCGTTTCTGAGCGCGGCTCTCCCGGCTCTGATCGCGCTCGAGGCCCTTCCGGGCACCGTCGGCAAGGTCGCGGCCGTTCTCGCTGGCGGCGTCTCGGCCGTCCTCAATCGCGCGGCGAAGCCCGTCGGGGGTGCGTCGTGATCCGACTCGGGATCAAGATCGGTGCGGCGCTCGCCGCATTCGCGCTCGTCGCGTGCACCGCGCTCAAGAGCGCCGAGAAGAGCGCGGAAACCGTGTTCAACGAGACGCGCGCGAGCGCGGATAAGTTCTGCGCGAGCGAAGCGAAGCTCAAGGCCGACGACTTGCTCAAGGGCAAAGCGGCGGCCGACGCGGACAAGTTCTGCGAGGGCGTCGCGTTCTCGGACGCTTCGAGCGTCTCCGTCGAGGTCGCAACCCCGGCGGGTAGCGCGTCCGTGAGCATCCCGGCCGTTGGCGGCGCCCCCGGCGTCGCTGGCGCGCCCGCGGGTGGCTTGGCGCACTGAACGAGCAAAGCGCACCAAATCCCGGCCCGGTGATCGTTGCGGCGGTCTCCGGGCCGTGTCATATTTGATTACATGATCCGCCCGTCCGTGCTCGCGAAGTGGCCCGAGTTCACGCTAAAATTCGAGGGTCGCGTGTCCACGATGTATGCGGACGTGCGGGGCTTGATCACAACCGGCATGGGTAACCTGATCGATCCGATCAGCGCCGCGCTTGCGCTACCGTGGCTTGCGCTCGACGCGCGCGGCGTGGCCGGTCCTGCGACGCCCATGCAAGTCTCCGCGGACTGGAACGCGCTCAAGGCCGGCGGCCTCGCAATCGCGCATCACAACCCCGCCACGCAAGCCAAGATCGCGGGCCTCAAGTGCTGGCTCGACGACGCGGCGATCGATGCGCTCGTGCGCTCGAAGTGCGAAGCTAACGCCGATTTCATGCGCTGGCACTACTTCCAGGATTGGGACTCGTGGCCGGCGGACGCGCAACTTGGCGCGCTCTCCGAAGCGTGGGCAGCCGGCGCGGGCTTCCCCGCGACGTTCCACGCGTTCACGACCGCCGCAAAGAATCAGGACTGGATTCATGCCGCGAACGAGTGCAAGAGCCGCGTCACGACGCCCGAGGGGATCGTCAACGCAGGCGTGATCCCGCGCAACGACGCGCAGATGATCTGCTTCCGGAATGCGGCGGCCGTGGCGGCGAGCGTCGGCACGCTCGACCCGGCGACGTGTTACTGGCCCGAACTCGCAGCGGGGGATCCGAAATGAGCGACGAAAGCACACCACCCAAAGGCCACGTCAAGATCGCGGCTACGATCCCCGCGGCCGTCGTCGCGGCCGTGATCACTGTCGCCGGTAACTGGTTCGTGCATTCGCAGCCCACGAACACGCCCACGGCCGACGACGTTCGCACATTGCGAGATCAAGTCACAGAGCTCAAGATTACGGTCGCGACGCTTTCGGGGCAGCTTGCGACGCTTGCAGAGGATGCCAAGAATCAGAAGGTGATCGAGGCGCTACGCCAAGGGAAGGCGCCGTGAAGCGGCAGAACGTGATCGTGCGGGCGTGGTGCTGGACCGTCCTCGCGACCGTTGGAACCGCGATCCTGATCTCGGAGGGGATTACCTATGTCCGACGGCGCTAAGCTCGTGCTCGCGGCGCTGGCGTGCGGCGCTGGGCATCTCGCGACGTGGCTCACGTGGCGCGCGCTGATCCGCCGCATGCGCAAAGACGAGCGACTCCCGCCTCCGCCGGCCGTGCCACACTGCATTTGCGGAAAGCCACTTGGCTTTGGGCGGTGCCCTCAATGCGGCGCTTGATCGCGTTCTGGCTCGTGGTGGCGGGGCTTGCTACGACATTCGTGGGCGCGGCGGAGTGGTTCTCGCGGCCGGTTCCGGAGGTGGATCGGATTCGGTACGGCAAGGCCGTTAGAGCCGAGATCGAAACCCCGAACTACGAACGGCCTGAGGATCAGCGCGAGCCGTTGCGTTATCGGCTCTAACCCTCGCAGTGCTCGTGGCACTCCGGAGGACATGTGCCCTGCTTGCACTGCTCAGCGAGGAATTTCTTGCGCTCCTCGTCGCACGCGCGCTGCAAGTCCGCGATCGCACGCCACGCCTTCGAGGCCTTGTGTCCGAGCTTGCCCAAGCGCTCGAGGCCGGGATCTGGCGGGAGCTCGCGGAAGCCGTCGAGCATGTGGCGCGCCTCCGCGTCGGGCTCGTCCGCGCTCTTTTCCTTGGCCCAGTGTAACGGCTGCCCGGGATTGTGTTTCTCGTTCCCGACGCGGCTCACGAACGCCATGAGCAGCAGAGCGTCCGGGAAGTAGGCCATAACTCCCGTGGCGACGGGCATGAGCTTCCGCTCGGCCGAGTCCGTGCTCATGAAGATCGGGACTTGCGGCGCGGGCGCGACGACGGCACGGAAGCCGAGAGACAGTTCGGCCGCAAGCGGGCGGCCGTCCACGCGCACCTCGACGCGATCGCCCTTCTTGTATTCGGTCATGGCTCTGTGTTCTCCCTTATGATCTCGGCGCAGCGCGCCACCAAACCGCGGTTCTTGAACATGGATCGCGTCTCGAGCGTGAGCGCGAAAGCAGCCATGCTAGCGGCTGCGCCCCGGTTGCGTTCGCGCGCCTCGCGCTCGGCAAGAGCCAGCGACACGTCTGCGCACCAGTCGCCCCGCATGTGCGCGAAACGAGCGAGCGGCACCGTCGGAGCCGTCTTGATTGCGCCGCACACGGCCTGCAAGCGCTCCGGCTCGTAGCCCTTCTGCTCGGCTCGTACCATGTAGTAGGCGAATGCCTCGTGATACGCGCCCAGCAGGTCGAACGATTGCGCCAGGTAGAAGCGCCCGCGCGGCGAATAATCGTCCTTGAGCAACTCGATATCGAGCAACCGGCGCGCGGCTTTCTTCTCGGGATCGTAGTCGCGAGAGTAGTCCACGGTCAAGCCGCAGTGCGGGAGATCCTCGATGTTGCGATCGGGCGTGATTACCTCGTGCGTGCGGCCCTCGTAACGCAACGAGGAGCCGACCCGAATCGGGCCGACCTTGAGCAGGTCGAACTCACCACACCGCTCGGTGTGAGCCATCGCTGGACCGGCTTGCGGCGTCCACTCGCCGGAGAACACCGCTCCGGCCGAGAACATCAGGAGCCACGCAGCGCGACCCTTGGCGAGCCGGCGGGCATCGTCGAGGCAGGCATTGCGCGCAGAAGAGAAGTCGCCGAACGGGCGCCGCTTCAAGCGCGTTGCCACGCCGGTCACGCCTTGGACGATCCCCGGATCAATCTCGTGGAACTCGTCGGAGCCTGTATCGTGGATCACGCATCCGATAAGGTTCGCGCCCATGATCACGCTAAGATCCTCGAGCGGACTCTCGATCGCCTGGCGCTCCTCGTTCTTTACGATCGCGCACGCGATCACGTTCCGAAAGTTCTTGCTAGTTACCATGTGCTTTCCCTTCGTGCGCGGCGATCGCTTGCTCGATCAATGCCCCGCGGCGGCGATAGCGATCTACTAGCTCGTCGAGCTCCGCCGCGCTCACGCCCGCGGACAGGCCGCGATTGCGTGCATGTTCGAGAACGAACCCGAGCGCCTGAGCCAGTGAGGCAACCTGATCCGTAATGCACACATCGCTCGCCGTGGACACGTCCGCGAGCGTCGTCGCGAGGTCTTCGATTCCCGTGGGGTCATCCGCGTTGATCACGGTAGCGCCCTTGCGATTCGGAGGAGTGACGCAAGCCATTGCTCGCAGTAGTGCAGGCGCACGGCGTCGTCCCCGGCGGACGAGCGCGCGGCGCGGGCTCGCGCGTAGCGAACCCAGTTGTGCGCTTCCTTGATCTCGCGAGCGACGAACATGGCAGTTTGGTGCATTTCGTCCGTGGTGTTCACGCTGCCTCCGCTAGGAATGTTCGAGCTCGCGCAACGTCGTCCGCTCGACACTGCGCACGGCGGAGCGCGTTCTCCGTGCTCGTGGGATCCGTGCGTGTCTTCTCGACCTCAGCGGCCGTGCGCTCAATCCACGTCTCGACGGCGGCGCGATCGCGCTCGTCCAACGGACTGTTGACACGCGCCTCGGCTTGCGCTGCCCACGCCGGATCGCGCTCCACGAGGATCGCGTCGCGGCCAAGGATCCGGCACGCCTGCCCGGTCGTGCCTCGCCCGGCGAACGGGTCGAGCACGGCCTCACCGGGGTCCGTGTAGAAACACACGAGATCGAGCATTAGATCGAGCGGTTTTTCGGTCGGGTGCTTGTCGTCGCCGCGCAGGCTTTTCGCAGTGTAATGCGTGAGGCCGCCCGAACCGTTCCAGTGCTTCGCGATCGGCTTGCGCTTGCCGTTGCGGTTCGGCGCGCCCATGCCGTGGAAGTGAAGCACGGCCTCGCAACCCGTCGGCGGACGGTCGCCCGTGATCTGTGGCTGGCTCCACCGAACCCATGGGATCAGCCGGATCCACTCGAGGCCTGCGTGGACACCAGCGAAGCGCCACGCGCAATCGCCCTCGATGATGTAGTGCCCGGCCTGAGCTTGCGCCTCGGGATCGTCTCCGAACTCGTCCGAGCCTTTGGCGAAGTCCGAGAAGATCGCGGTCCAGCGCGGCAAGCGCGCGGCGATTCGCACGCACGCGTCACGGTCCTCGGGTGCTAGGCATGCGAAGCCGAAATCCCTTTCGACGGGGCCGCGCCCGCTGTTGCCGGTGGAAGTGGCATTCGCGTGCGTGTGGCCGGAGTAGGGCGGGTCCGTGATCATGTGATCGATGCCCTCGAACGTGGACGGATCGAGCGACTTGAAATCGGCGTTCAGGGCGTAGATCATTGCGGATCGCTTTCGCCCCAACCGTAGCCCGACCAGGCGGCGTTTATAGCGCGAACGCAGTCCTGGCAAAAGTCGAACATCGAGGGAGCGATCGTACGCACGTGCGGCACTTTCACTCGCACGACTAGTTTACGTTCGCCACACGCGGAGCATTCGTTCTGATAAGGGTTCTTGTTCACGACGGAAACCCCTCGAGCCACGACACGCAACACGCCGCGACCTGCACGAGCTCCGAGCGCATGCGCTCGAACCGAGCGCGCATCGCCTCGGGCGTTTCGCCGGACTTGAGCCCTTCGCAGACCTCGCGCGAAAGCTCGCCGAACTCCTCCGCGAGCACGGCCAAACGCTCGGAGTCAGTGATCTGATCGCCCGTCTTCGGATCCACGTCGTCGGACAGAACCCAGTCGAAGCGACCGGCGGCCTTGAGCTCCCATTGGCGGATCACTTCCTTGTGGATCTCGGCCATGATTCCAAAGGTGCTTTTTCTCATGATCTTCTTCCTAAGCGTAACGACCGAGCACGAACGTTGTGCCTTGCAAAATCCCGAGTCGCTTGTCTTTGCGCGCGGCGAGCGCGCCGGCTGTCTCGGTCGGGCCCGCGTCCGCCGTTTGGTGCGGAGGTTTCAGCGGCCGTGCCGCGCACATGCGATCGAACGCCGCCACGGCCGCGCGCTGATCCTCCGCCTTGGCGCGCTTCTCACCAGAAATCACCACGGGCGCTCGCTGAGCGGGTCGAGCGGGCGCATGGCGTGGATCGTTTCGCGGTCCCGGGTTTCGATCGCTCGCTCCTCGGGAGTCATCGCACGATCGTGATCGACGTTGTACAGGCATAAAACCTCTTGAATTACCCGGTAGCGTTCACCGGCGAGCTCCAACATTCCTAGCATGATCGCGCGATCCACGCAAGTCGTGAAATACGATCCCATGTCGTGAAAGTGTCGCGGAGCTCCGCTCAAATGCGAATGCGGCATCGCTCGGAACAAGCCCGCGCGGAACGTGCGCAGATGCGAGGCGCGCCAGGCCTGATCACGAAATCGGCGCCGATCGTAGCGAACAGGCCTGGACTCGTAGCGCGTACCGAAAGGGGCATGCCAGTCCCGATCGCGCACGCCGTCCGAGCGCATGAACGAGCCGTAGGTGAGCCACACGGAGGGATCCTCGTAGGCGTTCGCGATCACGTCCGCGGTCCCGGGTGTGATCTGATCGTCGCCGTCGAGGTGGATCACGATTGCATCCGGCGGGAGTGACCCGATCAGGAGCACGAGGTTCGCGATCTGCGATCGGTCCGAGCGTACGAGCCTCGAGCCCGCGCGCATCTCCGAAAATGCGGCCTTGTACGTTTCCGCGTCCGCGGCGGCGTACAGGTGCACGAGGCCCTCATTCGCGACCGAGCGACAACAAGCCCGCGCGCCGTCGGGGCAGCCCTTGCCGGTGGACACGACCGCGATCATACGAACACCAAACAAGGCACGGAGCCACCCCACCTAAGCCACGCAGCTTGCATAGCCCCCTCGGCCGTGCCGTACCAAAAGTAACTCGCTTTCTGTTCGTCGTGCTTGATCCACTGCCAGTGCTTGCCATCCCACGCCCGCCTAATCTCGATCATGGGCTTTTCTCCTTTGCGAGCAGCGCCCGCACCTTTTCGATCCCGACCTGGCACCGGCCGACCTCGCCGAAATCGCGATCGAGGATCAAGCCCGTCATGTAACGCTGCGCGCGGTAGCGCCCGACGTGCCACGCGTCGCCCGGCGGGAGAATGTTGAAATACTCCACCAAAACGCTCTGGAATTCCTTGGATTGCAAGTGCTTGATCTTGTGGTGGACGTGTCCGCAGATCCACGAGTGAAACCGCGTCGTCCCCCAACCGCCCGGGATGCCAGTGCCGTCGAGGCCGCAGTCCACGGCCATGATCCCGGGGAGCTCCCCGGCGGGCG